ATGAATGGAACGAATGGTAATCAAAACGACTACCCGGAAAATGCCCTTGTTCCCTATCCCGTTATTTTGGCGGCGAGCAAAGGCGACCCGGACGCTATGAAAATGGTCTTGCAGCATTTCAGCGGCTACATAGCAAGTCTTTCCATGCGGAAGCTCTACGACGAGCGCGGCAATGTCTATTATGGCGTTGACGAGGATATTCGGGAACGGCTGCAAGCAAGACTGATGAGGGCTATCCTCACTTTTCGGGCTGAATAACCTACGCGATATTGGAACGCTTCTTTCCCCTTTTCCGTTCCATACCGCAAGACAGCCCCCTGCTCTTTGATAAAGAAAGCGGCGCAATAGAACGGCGACGCAGCATAAGGCAAATCGGATACGTTCCTTTTGTGCCGAGCCATGCGGCGGGTACGCCATGACCTTTCTCTTAACAGAAAAGCGAGCGAGAAATACCACACCGTAAAGCAGGGATAGCAGCCTGCGGGCGATAACGCACAGAATACATAATGATACTTCCTTACAGCCATAGTCCGAGCGTTAGAAGCGTCGCAGGCAATGGGTAGGGCTTCGGCAGACCGCCGGAGGGGTGCAAGTCCCATGAGGTTACGCTAATAGCCGTCCGATTAAAGCCTATGTTACAGATTGATTTTTGACCCATTAAGAAAGGGGGACGACAAATTGAACAATAACGACGTGCCGATTTGGGAAAAGTACACTCTTACCATAGAAGAAGCAGCAAAATATTTCCGTATCGGAGAAAGCAAGCTGCGGAAACTGGCAGAAGAAAATCCCGTCCCGGACTGGGTAATGATGAACGGAAACCGTATTCAGATTAAGCGTAAGCAGTTTGAAAAAATGATTGATACGGTGGACGCAATCTAATAGTGAAATCGAGCCTTGAATGTGGTACAATGTAGTCAAGCATATCAAGGCTCTTTCCATTATGGAAAGGAGCATAACGATGTCGGAAAAAAGACGGGATAATAAAAATCGTATTCTCCGCACCGGAGAGAGCCAGAGAAAAGACGGGAGATATGCCTACAAATATATAGATACCTTTGGGAAACCGCAGTTTGTTTATTCTTGGAAGTTAGTGCCTACGGACAAAACCCCGGCAGGAAAGCGCGACGATATAGCGTTGAGGGAAAAAGAGAAAGAAATCCAAAAAGACCTTGACGACGGTATCGACCATATCGGAAAGAAAATGACGGTCTGCCAACTCTACGCAAAGCAGATACGCCACCGGGCAAATGTGCGGCATGGTACAAAGCAGGGGCGAAAACAGCTCATGCGGATTTTGCAGGAGGATAAACTTGGAGCCTGCCGGATTGAAAATGTGAAGCTCTCCGACGCAAAGGAATGGGCGTTACGCATGAAAGAAAAAGGTTACGGCTTCAAGACTATCAACAACCACAAGCGTTCCTTAAAGGCTGCCTTTTACACAGCCATACAGGACGATTGTATTCGTAAAAATCCATTTGACTTCCAGTTGAACACAGTCCTTGAAGATGATACGGAACCAAAGGAACCTCTATCCCCTACGCAGGAAGCGGCTTTTCTGTCCTTTGTACAGCATGATAAAGTCTATCAGAAATACTACGACGAGATTATCATACTGTTAGGGACAGGGCTTCGCATTTCGGAACTCTGCGGACTGACGGAAGCTGACATTGACTTAGACAAACAGCTTATCAATGTAGACCACCAACTTTTGAAGATTGCAGATGTGGGCTACTATGTGGAAACGCCTAAGACGAAAAGCGGCAACCGGGTTATTCCTATGAGTGAAAAAGTGTTGGAAGCATTTCAACGGGTGCTAAATAAACGGAAATATGTACAGCCTGTTATTTTAGAGGGCTACACAAAGTTTCTGTTCCTTAACCGGAACGGCTTGCCAAAAGTGGCAGTCAACTATGAAAGTATGTTCCGGGGGCTTGTAAGGAAATACAACAAAACGCAAAAGGTCGCATTGCCAAAGGTAATGACACCGCACACCTTACGCCACACATTCTGCACCACGTTAGCAAATGCGGGAATGAACCCTAAAGCATTGCAATACATCATGGGACATTCCAACATCAATATGACGCTGAACTATTACGCACACACAACTTCCGAAACGTCAATAACCGAAATGAAGCGGCTGATTGCATAGTAGTAAATGGAGAATTTACTACTCCACATACTACTTTTGAACACAAAAACATACGGGGATATAAGAAGATTTGAGAGTATCTTCCACAATGAAAAATGCCGGAAAAGCCTGTAACAATAGGCTATACCGGCATATAAGAACTTTTGAAAAGATAGTCAAAAATTACTTTGTGATTTTTACTAAATCATTAAAATTTGGGCATCCGTATGATGTAACTGGTATTCCTTTTATTTCAGCAAATTTTCTACAGCTCTCGCAGTATTCTTCGTCATCCCCACTCATACATGTTGATGGTCTAAGAAAATAACCATACCACACCTGATTTAATGGATAATCAAAATCTAAGGGGACTCTTTTTAATTCTCTTCCCATTTCATTTATCTCCTTTAAATTCTCACTTAGCGAACTACCGTTCACCAATTGTTACTGAAATATGAAGAGCTTTGAATACTTTATCAGCGCTTTCCACATTCATCTTCCTTGTTCCTCTTTCCCAATAAACTATCGCTCTCTTTGTTACACCAGCAGCATCGGCCAATGTTTGCTGGGAAATACCCTGCCGCTGTCTTTCTTCTTTCATCATTTCACCCAAATTCATATTTGACACCTCTTTTCCAAAATGATATACTACATCTTGTAGGGAACAATTGTTCTAACACAATTCCTATGGGGAGTGAAAGACTATTATGAGAAAGGGGGATCACTTATGGGACGCACAATTCGTATTCGTGTCAACTCTACGGCTCGGACTACCAGTAATGGAAATGTCCGTGTACGTACAACGGTAAGTAATGGACACTCATCCAAGACTACCACTAAGACTATCCGTGTAAGATAGTGAAACCTCTGCCCGGTGCCCACCACCGGGCAGTATTTTTTTCCCTTTCTCATAATCCCCGTATAGCCGGTAGATCAGCTAATGGGTTATTTAACATTATCCCTTGCCGCTGATCTAAACATCATAAACAGCATTTCTATGTTTGATTTTTCCCGATTTTGTCGGATTGCTTTTTTTATAGTTTTCAACTTATACCAATCACCATTCCTGCTTTTTTCTGCAGGAACATATACCCCAACTTTGTAAGGTATTTCTTTTTCCACTTGCTTAAACACTCCCTCTGGCATGACATAGTAATTAAAATCTCCCAGAAAATTGTGTCCGTTTTTTGAATGGAAATCCTCAAGGGAAGATTTTACCTCATAACAATAAAAATCTCCTTTTTCCAGTCCGGATATAAAATTATTTTTGGGCTTGAACTGCATGTAGTCCACACGAACGTGTTTACTCGTTGCATAGTCAAATGTGACCTCTTTTGCCCAGTATATCCTTGGGTCGTTATGTGGATTTATATACTTCTGAACAGATAGCGACAACAGTGTTGTAATCTCTGATCTACTACCCATATAGTCCCTCCTTCAAAGACTCATTTACCATAAATACGTTCCAGTTGCCTGTCCAGTTTTGCATTGATTTTATTTTGTAATTCACCCTCTCCAATTCCCAGGAGAATCTTAAGCTGCCAAATCATAATCAATACATCCGCCATCTCTTCCTGCAAATTATTATGTGCCTCGGCAATTTCTTTACTGCTTCCTCCGAAATTCTGTTTCCGCCACAGTTTGTTGATCGCCTGTGTGAGTTCTGCCATTTCTTCGATAAGCTGTCGGCTCTGTGGCTCATATCCATACTTTTCTGCAATAAGTTCAATCTTCTCTTCCATAGTCATTCCTTTCTTAAAGTTCAATTCGTTAATAAGAGTAAACTACCTCTCCATTTACCTGATTGGCAAAATATTCTGCCTCTTCTTTGCACTGCTCAAAGCAATGGCATACTTTATAGCCATTTTTGTAAAAATATACATAATATTTCATTCTGCACCTCCTAAAGACTCATTTAATGATTCAAAGAATCTCTTATCTGCTCTGAAAGCATAGTTTCCCGACCGTATATATTCTCAATTTCTTCCGCTGCCTGTTCCAATAAATCACTTGAATGGTCAATATAATCAGAAAGTATTTTGGCATATCGAGCTGCAACAGATTGGTAGTTCTGATTTTTAGCCCATTCATAGGCCAGCTTTTCTTCTTCATTCATAAAGCTCCATCCTCCTAAAGTTCAATTTAATCAGGCAAACCGCAATTGCGATCCGCTGTAATCTATACTCATATTGCCCACGCGCTCCCCTATACGGAGATAAGGACAATTTGCGCTTACCAGTTCCCGGGCCATAATAGGAACTACACTGTTACCAATACGGGCCACCTGCTCCGCAATCGGATACGGCTTTCCTTCTATATCCCGGTCAATGATATAATCTGACGGGAATCCCTGCATTAATTTCAGTTCTTCCGGTTTCAACATCCGAAGAAAAATATCATACAGGATATATTTTTCTCCTTCTATTTCCGTAACCACATTTACCAAACCAAATCTGTCCCTCGTGGTTATGGTTCCCAATGGCTTATTTATGTCCTGTCCACATCCTGTCCCATAGTACTTTATCAGGTACGCAGATATCATTCCAAAATGCCCGGGAGAAGTTGTAATTGTATGAAGCGGTTCTTCGCATCCCTGTCCGATCCCGGTTTTGTAAAATTTAGTGACAAAAGCCGTAACCAAACCATACCGGTTACTGGTATCTATTGTCTTAATCGGCTCGGTAAGAAGTTGTCCCCTGGAATCTCCCGTCCTTGTCTCACCGTGATATTGGATTAAGAACGCAACGGCTTCCTGATTCTGAACAATGTACGGATGCGGGTTATTTACCACATACTTTGTGTATCCATTTGCAATCCGAGCCATCGTCGCATCTGCCAGCGGCTTTTTACGGTCAAAAATTGACTTTCCCAAATCCGACCAATCTATGTAACTGCCACACTCCAGCCACTTTTTACCAGTGCTTCCATCCTTGCTATATGCTGGAATGGGCCACACAATCGGCCTTGCGTCTCTCCGAAAAATTGCATACCAGCGTTTTCTTGTTGTCGGCGCTCCATAATCAGCCGCCACAAGTTCCCGGCTGTCGAATACATACCCCAATGACTGCATTGCCCCTATAAACTTTCGATAATCTTCTCCTGCTCTTTCTTTTATGGGATAACCTGCTTCATTCAACGGCCCCCACTGCTGTATTTCTTCCACATTTTCCATGATTATTACATCAGGAAGAATGCTTTTTGCATGCTTGTACACTGCCCACGGTAGGATCCGCAGCCCCTTTTTCCGTGGCTGTCCTCCCTTCGCCTTGCTGTGACTGGTACAGTCTGGGCTTGCCCACATCAGTGCTACATGACGGTTGGCAACGTATTTTTGCAGGTCAACTTTAAAGATATCCTCTGTCAAATGTATTGTATTGGGGTGATTTACTTTATGCATTCGTATAGCCTGCGGATCATGATTTACTGCAATATCAACCTGCCGTCCCAGTGCCATTTCTATTCCTACACTTGCCCCGCCACCTCCGGCGAAACAATCAATAATTAAACTATTCATATTTTTCGAAAGGAACCCGGCGCGCCTTTTCCCGGGAAGGTTCCGGCTCCTTTCTTAATCTGCTTAATCAGTTAAAGGGTTATTTAATCTACTCGTGATAGAACATTTGTAACAACTGTAAACGCCCATGATATGCTTTATCCGCCTGCTCCATAGCCGCAGTATATGCATTTGTAGCGTAAGTCAAAAGATTATCTACAGCTTTCGCACGTTTCTGACTTTCCTTCGATATGTATCCCCCTACCAGAATGTCATTCAGTCCCTGGCGGCTCAAGCCGGTTACTTCACACAATTCGTTTACCGTCATATCGAAATTGGCAGCATATTCTTTCACGGTCATTTTCAAGCACCTTCTTTCTTGACATTTTCAGGTGTTTTTGTCATTAAAGGGTTATTTATATCAGTTAATTTTTCAATCGAATATAATTACCATTGATGGAAATGGCGCAGAATCCTTACTTCCTCCAAACTTAAGCCTACCCTTCACAAATCGTATTTCAGCTTTATTGTATATGTATTTATGAAATGCGATTGTATCTGTACGAGCAGGAATAAGCATAACAACGGTTGTATTGGGTTTCTTTGCTTCATTAGCACATTTTTCTATCCACTGTGCCGTAGATGTTCTGCCGTATGGTGGATTGCAAAATACACAATGGCCTTCCCAATCTTTTTCAAGTCCATTTTCCTCTTTCGTGAAAAAGTTTCTGCACTTTGCATTTTTACTATCCGCGCACGGATCTAAGTCAAAGTTAAATTCTTTGTTCAATTTATCGAAAAAATCTTGCGGCGTTTCCCACTCTTCTTTTTTGCTGCTAAACAATGCTTTATTTATTGCCATTTTAAAATCCTTCTTTTGCTCGTGAGTAGATGGGAATACTATCTATATCCGCATATATTGCCCGGACTAAATCGTCCGACCGCTTGTCCTCCGGCTCCGTTGCATCGGCTCCTCCATAGCTGTTTAACGTTTCAAGGACTTTGTGCTTAGGTATATATTCAATACCGTTTTCTTCAATGGATTTCTTAAGTTCAATGCAGGTTTCCACCTTATACATGCCTCCCCCGATCGTAACTACCCTCTTCACTTCCACATTCTTTATTTTTTCGTACCATGGCTCTTTCTGCAAATCATCAAGACCACAATTATATTCCTCACAATATGGAAGGATTGAAAAGCACGCGCATCCATCATCCAGTATATCCATCAGTTCATATAACTTCATTTTCCACATCCTCCTTATCAATAACAAAATCAAGGAATCCAATAACACAGTATCCCGGAAGAATACCCCCTGAGTCATCCGTCATATGTGCAATCTGGATTTTAACAATATTTCCTGTCGGCATCCCCTTATCATGCTCCTGCAGGATTAAGGTGTTTCCAACCCGGTATTTATGCCGCATTTTCGTTACCAGATAACGCCTGCTGCCTTCTGTAATTTCTTTCAGGAGACTTACCCCGGCCTTCTCCCTGTAGACTGCATCCTTTTTCGGCAGTTCTATAGGCTTTGATTCTGGTTTCTTTTCTTTCCAACAATCATCATCTGAATCCCTTCCCTTCGGTTGCGATGTCGCAACTTTTTCTTTTATCCCTGCTGCCGTCTTGTCTTCATTCGATTCTTCACTTTCTTCCGAATCCAGAGTTTCCTCCGGGGCATCTTCTGTGGGTAACTCTGCCTCTTCCTTCTTATTCCGGGATTCTTTTATTTGCCGGATTTCTCTTACTGTCATTTCTGGCGTAACTTCCTCTTCTTCCTCCTGCGTAAGACTTAACATCTCCTGAAGCTGAGAATATCCATATTCCTTATATTCATCTTTTAGCTCCATGCTATTTCCGTTTTTTGAATAACGATTATTAATTTTAATAAACCGGGATACAACGCTTTTGGAAAGGTTGTACTCGTGATATGCAAAGTCATTTAAACTCGGATATTCTTTTTCAAACATCCGTGAATCCCTTATCTGCTTGAGACGGTATCCAATGACAACAAAGTTTTCCGCTGTTTCCTGCAGCCGGTTCCTGATATCCTCTTTCCAGATAAGCCAGTCCTGTAGGGTTATCTGGCCTTCCACCTGCGTTTCAACTTTTTTTATCGGACGGTTATTAAAGACTTCCTCCAGATTAAATTTGCTCTTAGCCATTTATACCGCTCCTCTCCATGAACTCTTGCGTAAGTTTGCGATAATCCACGGATGCGGCGCATCTATTGGAGTACAGTAAAATGGGCTGGCGGGCAAATGTGGCCTGTTTTACTTTCTCTGTCCTGCGGATATGCGTATCAAAAACGGGATATTGCATCCGCCGCAACAATTCCTCTCCCTGCCTATCCGTCCCCTCTCCTGTTGCATACTGTGTTACAAAGCATCCCAGCAACTCCAATTCCGGATTAAGGTTGATTTTGGTATTTTCGATTTGCTCCGCCAATTCGGAAAGGCCGTCCAAGGCAAAATCGTCAATAGTGACCGGAATCATGACATAATTAGACGCCACAAGCGCGTTTACCGTGGATATATTAATATCAGGAGCATTGTCTATTATGCAAAAATCGTATTTATCCGCCACCTTACTCAGTGCCCTTTTTATCCTTTCCTGTTGGGGCGGCCCCTGCTGGTCTATCTGGGCTGACAGGTTAGCCCTTATCAACTCCATATTGGCCGTTATGATATCAAGGCGCTCATACTTTGTGCGTTGTATAATTGCCGCCATGACCTGTGAACGACCCTCCATAATAGTTTCAATGCCTTTATAGACATAACTGTGCATGTTAAGCATCTTGGAAGCGTTTCCCTGCTTGTCGTTATCGACCAGCAACACCCTATATCCCTTTTCTGCTGCCAGAATATAGGCCATTGTTACGGCTGATATTGTTTTTGCTACTCCACCTTTTAAGTTAATTATTGATAAGGTCTGCAATCTCTTTCCCTCCTAAAAATTGTATTTATGGTATCGGACGCTTTCCCGGTTCCATCCCGGATATAATCCACACAGATAATTTTCCAGCATAGCCTGCATCTCCTGATGGAGGCCTTTATTACCATTATCCATAAGGGTATGATGATACCGGCACCCCAAAACGCCATTTTGCACTATTCCAAGTCCAGAGTCCGACTTTGGGACTACATGCATAATATCCGCTATCCCATATCCCAGGTCTGTTGTGGATTCCATATGGTATCCCATCCGGCAGAAAAAACAACTCCCATCCCGATTCATTATTTCCGCCATTACCTCCGGCGTAAAATCATATTTTCTTTTCTTCTTCACGCCTGCTGCCTCCTGATAATCTAAAATTCCGCTTCCAACTCAGCGTTTTGCGGGCATGTTTTCCATGTCCCATTTATCGGACAATCATCCATGTACTCACACAGCCAACACATACTTTCTTCGCAATATTTGTTCTCTGCTACCTTGATGGCTTCTCTTTCCATTCCGATCCCTCCTTGCAGGGCACACGGCCCCGCAGATTTCCGTGATATATCGCATGGGCTGGTTTCTTAAGGTGTTTCAACCATTCTTTGACTTACAATCCCATTCTGCAGGAGTTCCGCATTGGATACTCCCCATCTATGACCAAATGCATTTTCTACCACAACTTGATGCGGATGCTGGGAAACCACCCGGAACTTCTCTTTTTTAACTCTTCTTTTCCCATCGTCGTCTTCTCCTTTAATTACAATCCTCAAATATGTTCCTGGCCTAATCCTTTCATTGCACAGCATTCCTTTTCTCCTTTATCTTTTTTTCCATTTCCAATTGCATCCACTCCCGATAACTGTGCTCCTGGTCTGTGGCAGTATAAATATGTAGATCCATTGCCTGCAGAACTCTTTCCCACAGTTCCGCATTATGCACTGGTTTTCCTTTTGCGTTTTTCCATTCATTTTTAAACCATTGCACAGGTCTATGGTTTTGCAACGAGTGTAAAACATATCCGCAACGAGTAAAAACTCGTAAAGATGCTGGTTCCTCAACCCGTTCCAATGCTCTTACCAGGGCTATTAATACCATCTTGTTTTCGCTCCCCATCTGGTAGCAAAATCCCCCTTCCGTTTCTGGCTCCCCTTCGCTGTTTTTTCTTTCTACCAGATACAGATACGCACCCATTTGTATCCTTGGCCCCTTGCTTGTTGTCTCTATGTAAATATTTATCTCTTCCATCCTCCGCTAACCTCCGTATTGTATAGTGTTGGTAAGGGAATCCGGTAAACTTATTAATACCGTTTACGATACTATCAGGAACTACATAATAACCTTCCGGGGCTACCGGCTCCTTTCTCCATCTAGTTGCTCTTATCTCCTTCTTTTTTACCTCTGGCCGGATAAGGTTCCGGCTTGGCATATAACTAAGCTTTTCCAGCGTGTTTTCCTGCTCCACACGCTTTGCTGTCTCTTTTACGATATATTCCGCAAGCGTTTTATAGTCACCGCCTGCATCCAGTGGGGAGAAGTAAGGCCGCCCCCTTGTCCAAAGCCCCTTTATCATCTTTGCAGTGCTTGTCCTGTCATTATGCATATTGTTTACTATCATGTGCCAGTGCACCGCCCCACGGCTCCCCGTCTCACAGGTTATTATGTATTTAAGATTCCAGCCCTCTTTTTTATAGGCATCCCTCAGCAGATCCCGGAAGCCCCTTATTACGTCCGGCGCATCCTCCTTCCCTGGGCGTTCCTCCTTCCGGCATGTGAGGACAACATGCCAGTCCCCTTCTGCAAAATTCAATTCTATCAGCCGCCTCAGGTCCCTCATCCGGATCCACAGGTTCTGTTTCGCTATTTCCTCCGGGGTTTTCTTATGCTTTTTTGCCCTCGGCATCCCAGGCGCACCATACCGGCCCGAATAATATTTACATATCTCCTTCTTGTCCAGGATTTCACATTCTGTTTTTGTATACACTTATGGCCTCCCCTATGTTTAATATCCTGATCGAGTCAATAAAAATGCTGTCCCATTGAGTAAAAATCAGCATTTTCATTGACCCTTGAGGCCCCATATGGTATACTTAATTTGTGGTTTAAGTGTCTATATGGCACCTCAGAAGCGTTTTCCCGAACGCTTCTTTTTTTGTCCAAAAATGGCATCCCTTTCAGTAACCAGTTCTCCGGTTGTGAGCAGAATCCGTACCTGATACCAATAATCCCCGGTATCATCCCGGTAAAAGTCATATATCCTATGTCCAAATGCTTCACTACCTATGTACTCTACAGGCCTACCCTCTGCCTCATGAGCTGCCATATTTTCTATGCTATATGCCTGTTCCCAGGCTATCTGCAGTTCGCTTTTCTGCATACTTTAATTTTCAAGGTGGAAAATTGCCCACCGTAATGCCGCTACCGCTTCTGCATCCTTTTCACGCTCTGCGCGTTCCAGTAATGCATATAACTTCTCAATCTTATTTCCGTCCATACCCTTCACTCCTCTATCCTGCGGCAATCCGCTTCCGCTGGTTCTCCTGCTCTTCCTTTTTGATGCGGTTTCCATAAATTTTTAAAACCGCTGCTGTAAATCTCTGCTCGTATCCAGGTGTAAACTCTACTTCAACTTTTATTTTTTTTACTTCTCGCAATCTTTCCACCTCCTATGCTCTTTTTATCAGCTAATTCATCGCACTTTACTGAAATCAAAAGACGAGTCTTACATATTATTGGATATAAAATTTCATCCATTGAATCATCTTTGACTGTTTTTTGAACTGTTTTTTTTAACTTTTTAACTCTGCGTTTTAATCCAAGATACTTTGGTAGTAAATAAAAAGGGATTTCTTTATTCTTAAAAGTCTCATTCACCTTCTTTTCCATATCACAAATTACACCATACGATTTAGTACACATATCTACTTATACCTCCTGCAATTTTCTATTTTCTGCTTCTAACTGCGGTTGTAAGTCAGTCTGATCAGGAACCATTCCAAGAATCATCCCAAAAACAATCGCCTGCTGCCGATCATTAAGCATTGGAGCCATTATCTGGATATTCTGAATAGTATCCTCAGTTAACTTAATATCTTTTTTCTTCATTAATTTCACCTCTTTTCCTCTCTATGCGAGTATTCTATATCCCTTTGAGAGTTTTGTCAATATATTTTATCATCTTTTTATTGACTATGAGAGTTTTTATGCATATAATCATTTCATAAAGGAGGTGAATTTATTTTGAATAAAAGAATAAGAGAAATCCGGAAGTTTTATAATCTTACACAGACTGACTTTGGAAAAAGAATTGGTGTTGCAGGCAATACCATAACTAATTATGAATCAGGAAACAGAGAGCCTTCTAATGCTGTTATCACCTTGATATGTAAAGAGTTCAATGTCAATGAAGTATGGCTTCGTACTGGTGAAGGGGGAATTGACAATATGTTTACCCAACTGGATCCTGCTGACCGGTATTCTATTAATTTAGGGTCTCTGACATCCTCAGAAAACAAGTTTGTCCAAAACGCAATAAACTATCTTGCAGAGGCTGAGCCTGAAAAATTAGAAGTATTAGAAGAATTTATGAAAGCTTGCATTGGTATAAAATAAATAAAAAAGAAGCTCCCTATTGGGAGCCTCCTATTATGGTTACTATGATTAGAAAAATACGTCGCAAAATTTTTATATCCGTGACCGTATTTACCATTTCAATAATTTTTATTTTATACTCATCCTCTGTCATATGTAACCCCTCCTGTTTTATAATACAAACATGTGTTCGATATTTTAGTGGGTGATTTAATAATAACTCTTTCTTCATATTCTTTCAAGGCTTTTTCGAACATATGTTTGTTTTTAGTAAATAACCCTGACGCAATAATCCTATACAACATTATTATAGTATACTTTTAATAATAATGTCTGGAAAAATAAGGTAAATGAATGTATTAAAATACATATGTAATCAGCATAATATTTTTTTAGTACACTTTATACAGCTTTTCTATTTGTCAAGTCCTTTAAGTGCTTAGTTTTGACCTTTAACTGCAAAAATCAATTTGTATTTTTGTTAACTTTTGTTTTGGACAAGAGAGGAAATAATAATATGGGTTTCAGTGATATCTTTAAAATAAAACAATTTAAAGCCGAAATCGAACGGCTTCAGTATGATAACAGTAACTTAAGTAATAAACTTAACGAATTAGGGTATGCAGAATATGAACAAGTAAAAATAAAAATTTCGCAAATGGAAGCCGATTATAATCAGCAAATTCAAAAAAATAATAATTCTATTGAGTCCCAAAATGCTTCTATTAATGAATGTAATAATATAATTTCAAAATTACGTGATGAAATATTACAATTACAGGAATCCTCTCAGAAATATGATAAACAATGTTCTTCACAGCAGAAGAAATTACAGAGACTTAAAGAACTGTATAAAAGTGTGTCATATTGTATAGATAACTTTAATTTGGATCAAGCAGGTCAAGTTCAACTTTCTCCCCTGCAGGAGCAAGAATATGATGAATTTGCTCCCAGTGTAATCCTAAAACTCCATTGTATGGATATAAAAGATTTACGTAAGGCCTATACAGAAAATGACAAGCAAATAACTAAAGTTTTGGAATCCTATTCAGCAAGATATACCACTAAAGCAAACAAGGCCATTTATCAATTAATGGTAATTGCACTTAGGTCAGAACTGCAAAATATTCTTGCAAATCTAAAATATGAAAAACTTGATCAATCAATTGATAATGTTAAAAAGGTTACGGCAAAATATCTTAAAATTGCTGGAGAAGGAAATCAAAGTATATCCGGTACCTTAACGAAATTTATTGGAGAAATTGAGTATCTCTTTATTAATGCTGTTAAAATTGAATATAACTATTATGTAAAAAAAGAGCAGGCAAAGCAAGAGCAGTTAGCTATCAGGGAACAAATGCGCCAGGAAGCAGAAGAACGTAAAGCCCTTGAATTGGAAAAGAAGAAGGTCGAAAAAGAGGAATTAAAATATAATACGGAAATTACAAAACTTCAAGAATCTTTATCTGTTACTACATCAGAAAGTGAAATGGAAAAGCTGCAAAGTAGAATTCTGGAACTGCAAGCTCAATTGTCTTCCGTTATTTTAAAGAAAGAAGAAATTACTAATTTACAAAATGGAAAGGCCGGTAATGTATATATTATTAGTAATCTCGGCTCTTTCGGTAATGATGTTTTTAAAATTGGTATGACGAGACGTTTGGATCCACAGGATAGAATTAACGAATTAGGAAGTGCAAGTGTACCTTTTAAATTCGATGTACATAGCTTTATCTTTTCAGAGGATGCCGTTGGACTTGAAAATGAACTTCATAACAGATTAAATAGCAAGCGCCTAAATAAAGTGAATTTGAGAAAAGAATTCTTTAAAACAACAATTGATGAACTTGAGAATTTAGTTACTGAAATTGAGCCAACAGCTGAATTTAATAAAACGATGATTGCGGAAGAATTCCGTCAGTCGTTATCTACAGACGAAATATATACATCTTCTTATTCATTCGACGATTATGACAGTGATGAAGATGAATAAATAACAAAAAACCGCCCCGGCGCCAACCAGGACGGCCCTGCGAATATACCAGGTTATGGTAAAACGCCTTGACAAGCTCAATTTTATCATTTCCCCGGGATATTTGCAAATATTACGGGGCTTTTTTCGCCCTTTTAGGAGGAAATTGTATGAAAAGAATAGGTATTTATGGTAGAAAGTCTGTTTTTTCAGATAAATCTGAATCAATTGAGCATCAATTTACATTGGGAAAAGAGTATGCATATGCGAACTATGACAATCCTGAAATAATTTATTATAAAGATGAAGGGGAAAGCGGTTCCTATCTGGAACGACCTGATTTCCAGATACTCCTGAATGATGTTATCAATGACAATTTGGATATCGTAATATGCTATAAGCTTGACCGCATAAGTAGGGATGTCGCTGATTTTGGTGCTGTCTATAAGCTCTTCATGGCTCATAATACAGAAATAATTCCATTAAGAGACAATATTGTGATTAATGAAAATATGTCCCCTATTGAAAAGGCAATGATGTACATTAATACAGTTTTTTCACAAGTAGAACGGGAAAATACTATCATTCGTGTAACAGACAATATGATTGAGCTTGCAAAAGATGGGTATTGGACAGGTGGTCGGGCCCCTCTTGGTTTTTCTTCAAAGGAGATAATTGTTGGTGGAAAGAAACACCATATTTTATCTCATAATCCCACGGAAATTGAATTCTATACTATGGTTGCCGATACCTTTTTAAATGGCTTTACCTTATCTGGCCTTGAAACATATTTTCGAAAAAATAATGTCAAAACCCTAAGAAATGCCTATCTTTCAAGTACTCAAATTTGGACTATACTTAAATCTCCATTTGCTGCTCCGGCAGATGAAGCTACTTATGATTATTTTTCCTCCCTTGGCTGCAAAATGGTACACGATCGCAGTAAATATGATGGATCTCATGGTTTATTGGTATACGGGAGGACAAGCGGCGGCCGAAAGCGGAAACATGTTACTAACCCTCCTGATAAATGGCTGGTATCAATCGGTCTGCATACTCCAATTATTACATCCGATAAATGGTTATCTATCCAAAAATGTTTTGGTAATAACACATTCTGCAAAACGCGTAAATACAAAGTGGGAATTTTAAATGATATCCTGCGGTGCTCATGCGGAAGCTATATGAAAGTAAAACATAAATATGATAAGCAGTATAACGTACATTATTATCATTATAGATGTTTACAAAGAGAGCGAAGGGGATCAGAATATTGTGCATCGCAAATGATTTCCGTGGAAACATTAGACAATGAAGTAATCGAAATATTGAAGGGTATAAAACTCGACAAAACTTTAATAGATAATTACACTACACCAGCAAGTTTTTTCCCTTTATTCAGAAAACCCGAAACAATTAATAGGGAAATAGAAAATGAAGGGAAAAAAATTCAGAACCTAACAATGTCTCTGGCAGAAGCATCCGGTTCCTCTGCTGCAAAATATATTATTAAAGACATTGAAAGTCATGATAAAAGAATAGATGAATTAAAGGAGGAACTTAAGAAGTCCAGACTTGCAATGCAAAACGTTAAAGAACTGCAGATAAATAAGGAGGATAAATACAACGCTGTTTGTAAAATAGTAGACTGTATAGAAACAGCAACATATGATGAAATAAATGCATTGCTTAAAGAAACTCTGACAGAATGTGTTTATGATGGTGAAGTACTCCATATAAAATTATAA